ACAGTTCCAATATTACTTCCAACTTCAATTCCATTTACAAGAATTGGTTCATTTATCTGAAATTCTCCACTTACATCAGTTAAAGTTAAAACAGCTCCAGATCCTGTTTGTTCATTAACAAATCCAGATGAACCACTAAATTTACCCTCTACATGATCTCCAACAACAGCAGAACTTGTTGATTCCAATTCAATTTTTGTAAAAGTCTCAATGTCAAATAATCTTAATTGATAGTTTGTTTCTGTATATTGATTAAAATCATAAACTCTTGCTTTTCCAATTAAAGTTGCAGTAGAATCTTTGCTTTGTGATGATGTAAGTCTTTTGTCTAGTAGATGGATAAAATTATTAAAACCAATATCTGGAGTTCCATAGATATTGTTTACTACTATGATATTTCCAATTTTAATTGGAAGTGTAATATTATCTATTGATTTTGTTGTTCTTGGTTTTGGTAAATCAATTGATGTTGTTGATGTTTTTTCAATTTCGTATCCACGAACATATGCTTTTCCTTCAGATATTTGAAGTGTGAATAAATCATCAGATGGAGTATTTCCATTTTGAGTAATTTGATTTGAAAAATATAATCCTCTGTTTGCAATTCGATTATTTAATGTTTCTCTGATATCAACTGAAAATGGTTCAATATAATAATTTCCAGATTCATCAAAAGTTCTTCTAGCTAATTCATCTTTAAAAATATTGTAATTTCCACCAGTTCCAGTTTTTTTAACTTGTTCTTTAGTAACACCTTCTTCAACACGAATTAATTCTACAAAATCTGAATCGTCATTGTCTGTTACTAACTTTTTAGATAAAACTGCAGATATTTTAAATCTATCTGCACCAGGAGCAGTTTCATTTGAATAACCTTTTGCATTATCAAATAAATCAGAATTTATTGATGAAGCAGATATTAATTCTTCTTTGATTAATAATCCAATTTTATAATTTGGTTGATTTGTGTATTGATCTAAAATTACAGTTGAATTTGGAACTTGTATGAAATAACCTCTGATAAAGAAAATTCCTTCACTTATTGATGCTGATGAACCTGTTTTAACAGAATCTGATATTATTGTTCTTGCAAATGTGCTATTTGCAGTTATTCGAGTATTCGAATACTCAATGTCAGATAAAGTAATTAAATTTTCTCCATCTAAAAATGTTTTAGTTACTCCATCATCACCAGATGATGTGTATTTTATGTACAAAGTATCAAATTGATCTATAGATTCTCCATCAGTAAGTCTATTAACTACAGTTGCTTTGACTCCAGAAATTTCTCCTTGTATTTCTATCTTATTATCTGCCAAATATTTTGTATATTCTTTTACTGGTATATTAAGAAAAAATGGATCAATTCTAACCGCAAAATAACTTAAATCTACAATAGTTCCACCAGGAATCACCATTGCACCTTCTTTGAAGAAATGTTGTCCAAATTTTTCAATTTGTTCTTGAAGAATTGACTGTAAAGTGCTTAATTCTCTAGATTGTATTGGAAATCCTGGTTTAAATAAAACCCTTCTATAATTTTTACTTGCGTCAAAATCATCATAGTAAGGTGCTATATTTAAGTTTGTAACTTGAGACATTTTTTAAAACTCTATTACTATTTTAATTTCTTCTTTCTGAGTAGAAGATCTTGAAACTTTATTTCGATTATCAACGTAGATAATATCTCCAGAATATTTTTTAATTTCTGGTTTTGCTATTCCACTAACAAAAGAAACACCAACATCTAAGTCATTTACATTAGAAGCATTGAAAGCAGTGTCTACCATTAGTGGATTGACTCCTCCAACACAATTAATTGTTCGTGCTTGTGGTGCAAAATCTATTAATTTATGTCCAAAATCAGAAAACGTAGATAAACCAACTGGTTGATAATATCTTAGAATATTAGTCTTTTTGTTGAAAGATGCTACTAATCCAACTGCTATATCACCATTAAGTAATGTTTGTGTTATTCTGTTATTAATTGGATATTCAGTATTTGCACTATCACCATTTAATTTTATTGCTCCAAGAGTTGTTGCAGTCGTAGTATTTATCAATTCTGAAGAAGACCCAGATGCATCTTGTTTAATTGGATTTTTAATAATACCAACTCTAGAAAAATTATTTGCTGAAACAAAATCTGGTAAGTCACCTTTCGTATCATCAAATTTAGAGTGCACAAGAACTCTAAAAGCTCCTAATTCTCTGTATATATCTGCTCCATGACCACCTTTTGGTGGAATTATAACGTCAAATGTTGCCTGATTTGCTTCAAGAGGACCCTTATTGACATCACGTCTAGAATTACTATTTAATTCAAGATGTGCGTAAGTATATCCAGATCCACCTTCTGTTACATCAACCTTCTGAACTTCACCTGCAGAAATCGTTACTGATGCTTTTGCACTTCCATCACCATCTCCATATATTGGAACATTATCAATAACAGTACTACTCGACTCATCAAATTTATAACTAGATCCTTTGTTTGTTACTACTACGGTTTCAATTTTACCATCAACAGCAGCGTTTTTAACTTCAATAGTATTACTATCACCCCATTCAGATGGAACAGGTACAAAATCATCTGTTCCAAATTTAATAATATCTGCTGGTTTTATTGTAAATAAGTATTTCCATAGATATCCATCACTTCCATCTCCAGCTGGACGAGGAGATAGATCTACATGAGTTGGTTTTTGATTAGATTGTTTTGCTACTAGTTTTCCATTATCATCACCTATTGACCCATTGTGAATACAAATATAAACTTTAAATTCGTCATTTATAGCATAAAATTTAGAATCATATAGATTTGTATAATCAGTTACATTTGTTCTATTATCAATAGTAATATCATGTCGATACATATCATATGTTTCTCCAGCTGTCCAAGGTCTATTTGGTATGACTCGTGCTACATCAGAAGATGTTATTCTTTTTGCAAATAACATACTATCATGATATGAATTTTCTTGTTCAAAAGAGTCTTTTGGGGGATTAGGTTCTTGTCCAGTTATAGATTTATAATTTCTATATGTGTCATCCTCTGGATTTGGATGTCCTAAAAAGGCATAATAATAAGATGTTGTACCAATACCAGAAAAACTCTGAACAAAGGTCTCAGCATTTGCTATTCTAAATTGATCTGTTATTATCGCTGGCATTTTCTTTTAGTGATCAGTTTCATTTTTTGATTATTTATACTCGTAATTAATAAACAGTTTTTAATTGAAGTGTTCGACTAATATGAGCCGAAGTTTCAATACCAGCAAGTCCATTTTGATTATAAAATGTATATGCAGATCCTACTCTACTTCCAGCTACTATAATTGTTCCCCAACTATAATCACCAATAAAACGATTGGTAGTTACACCAGTATTTGTGTTAATTCCAGACAACGAACTTATATTACAAGTAATTCTTCTAACACTTGATCCAGTTCCGACATCTACATAATGACCAACTTGATATACATTGTCAGCAAATGATTTTCCAACAGAGACAATTTTACTGGTATGAGTCCCAATCGATACTACACCGTCACCAAAAGATGTCCCCTTGATGACAATATACTGACCAGTAACAATTCCACTTTTCACTTCAGCTGCACCTTGTAACTGTTCAGTTGGAATAATATCAAATCTCAATGCAGGAGAAGCAGTAGATACTCCAGAATTTGATCCATTTGTAAGACTTTTTACTCCAATAATTGTACCTTTGTCACCACTAAAGGAAATGTTAGAGAATCTTTCTTCGGATGATTGTGGTTCTTCAAAAATTACTAGTGGTGTGAATGTATATCCATCACCAGGATTTGTAATGGCAATTCCAGTTACAACACCATTTTCATCAATTGTGGCACCTCCTGTAGCAGTAACACCAGTGCTTACATTATTTGGTGGTTGAATAGAAACCATTGGTTCAGAAGTATATCTATACCCACCACTAACTAAATTTAATGCAGTAACTTTTTCACTTTCTAAATTTACGGTGGCCGTAGCTTTAGCAACTTGTGATTCTTTTTGATCAAGTATTTTTATAGTAGTTTGTGTTGCACTTAAATCATCAATAGTACTAAAAGATATTACATCTTGGACATTAAAAACTGTATCAGTTTCAGTGACTCCTGCAATAATGTTAGTTGCAGGATATAATTGTGAAGTATTTAAGTTTCTATTTTTTTGTATTCTTTCCCCATCAATAATTTTATCAACAGTTTGTTTTTTCCATCTTACTGGTCTAACATAATTATCATCTGCGGAAATTCCAGGTCCAGTATATGTCTGAGTTTCAACGACAGTAGCAGAGGTTAATTCATATATGACTCTTGGATCTTGAGTTGGAAATTCATTTATATTATTTTTATCTTCATCAAATCTATCTAAAGTTAATATATCACCTCGTTTAATTGTTTCATCAACATCAACCTGTAGCACATCATCTGCAGATCCTTTATAAAAATATATTTTAAATCTACTTCCTGCTTTTGGTGCTTCCGTAAATTTAAATCTGGTTCCACCGTTAAATTCATAATCAATTCCTGGTTTTTGTAAAATATCATTCACAAATACTAAAAGATTGTTCTGTATAACAATACCAGAACCATCTGCAGCAACAATACTAAAATATTCTTTATCTGTAATTGTTCTGGTAAGTAAAAATCTCCTTCTAAATCCATTGAAGAATCTACTAAAATCATCCAATTCAATTAATTCACCAAAGGTAAATTTAGAAAATTTATCTTGAAATCTACTTTTAACTGTTATATTGAATGGAATTGTAGATACTCCAGCTTGAACTGGTAAACCATGAAGAACTAAATTATCTCCAATTTCATATCCAGTGCCACGATCTGCAATACTAAAATCAATTACACTTCCACCAGTTCCAACAACAACATCCATTTTTGCCCCAGAACCACTTCCACCAAGTAAAGATAAATTTTTATACGGAGTAGGTTCATCTATTATGATGAATGGTTCATCTTTTGTTGCTGTATAACCAGTTCCTGGATTGACAACGTTAATTGCTGTAATTGTACCTGCTGCACTTACCACAGAGGTAAACGCAGCACCAACACCTGCACCAGCACCTACATTGACTATAAGTGTGTTTATTGTTGTGGTTCCGATTCCAATATTTCGGTTATTACCATATGGATCAGTAGATCTTGGATATGATTTTTCTTTTACGTATCCATCTCTTGAACATGTGAAGAATAAAGAATTGTTTGCAATAGTTATATTATTACCTGTAACTAAACCATGATTGGGAATTATTAAAAATAAATCTCCAGTAAATGAATCATATTCAGCAAAAGTTGGTGTCAAACTACCATTTACAGAATTAGTTAGTGATCTTACAAATTTATGAGTATAATTTAAATAAGAAACACCAATTGCTACTCTTGGTGAGGTTATGTACCCCTGACCATGAGTTGATATTGATACTGATGCGATTGTTCCACCAGCACCAATATTAGCGTAAGCAAGAGCTCTCGTTGGGACTTGATATCCAGATCCAACACCAACTAAAAATTCATTAATTCTTCCACCTCTTGGAATGTCGGTAGTGTCACTCACAAGATCTGGATTTGCAATAAATCTTATTGTTGTACCACCACCAACAGGAGATTGAACTTGATAATCACATTCTCTAACAGATCCAACCTCACCATAAAATGGTTTTTGAAATATATTATTAATTAACAATGCTCCCCCATAACTAGTTATTCCAACAGGAAGAAATTCACTATTTTCTCTCATATCAAATAATTTTGTAGTTCCATCAAAACTATCAGATATATCGTCAATAATACTATACATATTTGAACGAGTAGTAGGTAAAGCAGAATCATTCAATCTATAGAAAACCCTTCCACTAAATGTAGATCTTGTAGACATTGCAGTTGTAGTGACTCCAGCAAGAGTACCAAGACCTACAGGACCATATGGTGCATCTGAAAAATAAATATTACCTTTAGATATTCTATAATCGCCATATAATTCACTGACACCAGCACCTACCGTATGTGCTGCAGCAACAGTTCCCATATATCCACGAGTAACATTAACAGAATTAGTAAAACCAATTGCAACTAAACCAGTGTATAATATCTCATCATTTATTTTTAACAAAGAATTTGATGATATTTTAGATATGTCATTTAGGAAAATTTGAGTAGATCCAATACCTATACTAGTTGATAATCCAAGAACTGTTAGTTTTTTACCAAGTGGACTTTGTATTATATTATCAATTGTAATAAGTGATCTTAAACTTGCTTCTCTAGAATTTACAGATAAAGTATGTTCATCTCCAATTCCAGAAACATTATAAAATGTAACAGCTGACCCAACAGCGTAAGAACCATCGTCTAAAGTTTCTGAAGATTTAATTACTAATGAAAAAGTATCATTTGTGATATTTTCTTTATCAACAAAAACTTTTGATGGCAATATACTTGTCTCTGCAACTCCAGGTCCACTAGTTGTAACAATTCCAATGCCTGAACCTCCAGAATTTGGAGCATATTCTAATTCTTCTCCACCAAGAAAACCATGATTATCAATTTTTATTTCTCCTTTACCAACAGTTAAAGTTGCAGGATTAAATACTTGATGTAGTATGTTTTGACCGCTTGACTTAATAGGGAAATTTTTCAATCCTATTAACTGACCAGTAATTGTTGTCAATCCAGTAAATTGATCGCTTATGTCATCTAATAATAAAACTTTATTTGTTCTAGCTTCAATATAATCAGTTAATTTTTTAGATTCAAAAGCAACTTCCCTTGAAATCTCAGTACCTAAAGTTTCTTCTTCAGAAACAAAATCATAATCAAATTGTTCATGAACTGAGGCATTACTTAAGATTTCAACTTTAAAATCAACTAAAGATGTTGCTGTGGTTACACCAGCATAATTATTTGTTATAATCTCATAATCTGCAAAATTTTTATATCCAGATATGTGACCAAGACTATTAACTGGTTCTTTCCATGTATCGTAATCTACTTGACCTCTCAAAGCATAGGAAAATCTTTGATAGTAATCATTATCGTGTAATCTCTCATAGTTAAAGTTGGGTTTATTTTTATCGCTTTTCCAAAAACCTAAAGATTCTGCAAAAACATCTACATCCAAATCAAACTCATAAGTATTAAAATCACTAATAATTGCTTTTTGGCTATTAACTGAACCTATTATTTCGTCTTCATTATCAAAAGTTCCTGTAATATCAGTTACTTTTAAAGTTCTAGATTGTGGATCCCAACCATTTTCAGATACAACTGCAGTTGCTTTATTATTTTTAGTTATTGGATCTCTTATAGTTATTACTTCTCCTACAACATATTCAACATTTTGAAATTCTGGTTCAAATATTGCTAAATCATCTGCTTTTGTTACTCTACCAAACAATCTATCTCCATCAAAATTTCCTGCTTCGGTAGTGGATAATCCAGATATAGAATATGTTACAGAGGGATCAGATGATTCAGTTCCATCACTTGTACCTATGACTTCAAAATAAGTGTAATCATAATCACTTGAATTATAACTGGCAAGAGTTGTTGTTCCTCCTCCAATACCATCTGGAACAAGTTTTATTTGCACATTTTCTACAAAAATTTTATCTCCAACTTTAAATGGATTTTTTGTCCCAGTTTCTGGATTTACTTCTGTAAATCCACCTAAAGGTGCTTTTAGATCTAATGTTAAGTTTTTAAAACTAGAAGTTGCACTTATAATACCAATACCGTTTGAATTGAAAGTTGGTACAACTCTTAAGTCTTTTTGTAAACCACTATCATTTGATATAATATCAACTTTACTTACAGAATTACCATCAACAGATGATCTTGTTGTTATTCTAGTGTTTCCTATACCTATTACTTTTGGAGGTGTTGTGTAATTTCTTCCACCAGTGGTAACTTTTACAGATTTTAAAGTCAAAGTATTTTTTAAATCCAAAATAGCATAAGTATCCGCTTTTGGTTTCAAAGATTTATTATTAGGAAATTCCCATCCCTGAACTGTTACTTCAGTATCTTCTATTTTAGCAATATCATCAGATAGTATTGAAATTACAGCATTAATACCAGTAGTTGTTCCAATAGATGTGACAGAGGGTATAATATTTGTATTTTTTCCAAAATTTATGACTCTAACTTTACTAATAGGACCCTGATCAGTTTTAGAATTAGTAGAATAAGTGGCAGTACTAAATCCAGAATTTTCATATGAACTGTAAGATGTTGTTTCAGCACTTCCAACTGTAGAATTGAATATTATCGTTGTATTTCCAACTCCAGAAATTGTGTGAGTTTTATTAAATTTAGATTCAATAATATCAATTAATGAATGATTTTCGATATCAGTATTTGTAAAATTATCCAAAAGATTATCGTTTTCAACTTTATAATAAAATTCTTCTAATAAAATGTTATTAGTTTGAATAGTAATTTTAGCATCACTACCATCTCCAATTATTCCATTTTGTATTATATAATTGGAATTGATTTTATCTTTAAATTTAATATCTCTATAAAAATTAATTTTAAGTGAATCGTCTACATCGTTTATTTTTAAACTTGGATCAGATACATCAATTTCAAGTGTATTTCCTTTGATTATGTTAATTTTAGGATTTACTTTTGATAAAATACCGTTGTTTCCTATACTTGTAATACCTATTGAATTATAACTTTTTTTAGTTGCTTTTTTATAAGTTTCAGCTAGTTTTATTACATTTTCTGATATTTTGACCGCATAATATATCGTTTTATCTGATAAACCACCTATTGCAGGTCCAGAAGCAACCTCATATAAAAGTCCGTCTCCAGTTTCAAATTCATGATTATTAATTGTAATTGTGGATAAAGTTGTTCCTACTCCAGTATTTGTAAAAGTTTTAGGATTAACAAGCAAAGTTCTTGTTGTATTATCAAATTTAAACTTAATTTTTTCAACTTTATTTGGAGAGATGTTTAAAGTTATATTATCATTTGGAAGAATATTATGACTAGTTCCAAGTGTGATTAATCCGTTTACTCTTTTTGCACTACCGATTAACTTGTTTTTATTAGTTCTGATTCGAACATCTTTTCCAAAGAAATCATTATCCTCAACACTCTTATAGTAAACGTAGGATGTTAAAAATCCTACCTTTTCTATTGAAAGTCCAATATAATTATTGTTAATTTTGACACAATATAATGGATTGATTGTTGATAAATTAAAATCAGGAGTTAAAGATTCATTTTTTGATGCAATGATAGTACCACCAATAGAAACTAAAGATACTTCATCTCCATTTTTAAAATTATGATTTGGAATATAAATTGCTCTTGGTGGAATTGATTTAGTAATATTACTACTTCCAGCAGTTCCAACTATTACACTACTATATGATGTTCCAATTCCAACAGAATTAGTTACATTTACATAAGCTATTTTTTCCTCATCTATATTTGTATTTTTTACTCCTTTACCAGAAACTTTGTAAGTAAAGGATTTCTCTAATCTAGTTGCGATGGCATCAGCAGCATGTGTTCCTCCTATAGAATCACCATGCATTCTTGAAACTACATATTCATCATTAACTTTATCTAAACCAGTTATTATCATTTTTTCATTATCAATTTGAATAATATCATTAATTTTAAATTGACCACTATTTGTTGATGCATCTAATTTTATAAAAGTTGTAATTCCTGTTGATGTTGTATCTGCAATCGCAACGGAAACAAATGTAGTAGTTGTATTAACTCCTATCTTATGAAGACCTTGAATACCAAAATAAGAGGAAGATGTTATTCCAGAAATTTCAACCACTTCATTATTTGAAAAATTATGTAAAGAATCACTAGAAGCAGTAATAATATTATTTTTTACACTAAAATTTAAATTATTGACAGTTGATCCGATTCCTTCAATTTTTTTTATTTCTTTTCCAGATATTTCAGTTACAATGGCATCTACAAAACTATCATTCAAATTAATAGTATCATTTACTTTGTAATTATTACCAGATTCGAAAGTTGTAATTCCCTTTATTTTTCCTGGTAAACAAGCAGTGACTCTTAATTTAGGATCAGTTTCTAAAGGTTCAGATAAAGGAGAGTAATTTCTAAACTTTTCATTCAATCCTAATGGAGACACATTTCTTTTATAAAGACCAGAGTTGATAATTTTATCTGTTTGCTTATTGTCTATATCGTAATTAAATAAATCTGTTTTGTTTCTATGTAAAAATGTAGTGTATGGGAATTCTGATTCAACTTTAGTTTCTGTTGTAAAATAAGCATATGTTCCATCTGGAAATTCTGGTGTTTTTCCATATCTACCATTAAATTGATCTAATTTACCAGATGCTTTATACTGATAATCTTCAATAAAATAACCATTAATATTATTTGGTCTTAAAGAATCGTCATTGATTGGATTTAATTGATAACTTGAGGTTATTCGTGTTACTCCAATACCAGTTACAGGATCTTCATAACCATATGGTCCATATATTGGATTTCCATCATATGCCCATCCTAAGATAGGAGAGTGTGATGAT